AAGAGCCTGTACTTCGGTAATGTCTTCAATCAAGCGAGAGAATTCAAAGTGCTTGTTGATAGTGATCAGAACTTCTGACTCAACAGTGTTCTGGATGGTTACAGCAGTGCCAGCAGCTTTGGCGTGAGCCTGACCACGAGTAGGCTTAGGTACGTGAATGACATCACCTTTCTTACCAGTCATGCTCATCTTCTTAACGGCGTTAGCCATAATGAGGTTAGACTTGTATGCAGCGATTACTTCGTCGCTCCAGATTTCAGGGATGAACTTAGCGGCGCTAGTGTTAGTCACTGCTCCGCCCATATTGGGATATACTGAAGTTGCCATGTTGTTTATTTCCTATAATAAGAGTTTAGTTGCGGACTCTCCCTTCCTGGTATGCTTGCATGATCTCATCAGACAAGGATAAATACCGATCAGGATCGTCCTGCATGAGTTTAATAATGTCGGCGCGTCTATAAACTTTACGAGACTGCTGCTCACCACTTCCTTTGGTGTTGCCTGTTGATGCAGTCTTAATTGCAGTTTTTCTTTCTGCCTTCTCATTAGCTACAGTCTGAGCTACTATTCCTTGACGTTCCTTCCAATTAGTGAAAAGTTCATCTGCAGCTTCATAGTCATACTGCTTGTCTGCCTGTGCAAAGAGCTGAGTCCTAATCTTAGAAGCTTTAATCCATTCAACAAACTTAGAATCTTGTAGCACTGTGCTCATGTCAGGGTGTTTCTTCTCCAACTGAGTCATTGCTGATTGCTTCTGGTATTGCTGTGTAACGGCTTCGGCTTGCTTCATCTTAGGATGATTGTTAATAGCTCTCTCGACTGCCTTTTCGGGATCTGAGAAAAAGTCTATATCTTCGTCAGGTTCTGGTGTTGTTGTTGTGTCGAGTTGTGTCTGAATATAACTATCGACTACTTTCCGAAGCTCCCCTACTTCACCGCTTTGCTTTCCTAGAAGCTTCTCAGCTTCCTGGTGCATCCTTACAATATCAGCAGTTGATTTTCCTTGGTATTTCTCAGGGATTTCGTCTTCTTGAGGAGGTTGCTCTTGAATCTCTTCTTGAGTCTCTTCAAAATTAGATGCTTCTTCATTTTCGTCTTCAAGACGCTCGTCTAGTAGTGTTGCCATTATTAAAACTCCGTGAGTACTCTCATTATGGAGGTAAGTTGTATAGAAGGGTTCTTACGAGTTAGCCTTCTGTTCTTGCTTCAGCTTCTGTGCGCGGTTCCTCATCCATTTATCGGTAGCACCGTTAAAATCACCAGAGATCGGATCAAGCGCTGAGCGCACAGGAGATTGAATCCTTGTTGCTATTCTTTTGCAGTGTGGACAAGTAACTTCTCTAGTATCCGAAGATACAAAGTGTTCTTCTATGTGTCCACCTGAACATTCAAAATCAAAGAGCAAGGCCATTATGCAGCCTCTTCTAGCTCTTCTTCTTCGTTTGCTTGTTCTTCTGCTGCTTTAAGCTGAGCTTCTAAGTTGATTAAGTTGGCTAAGATTGCAAGTTGACCTTTACGGAAATGCAGATTATCGCCATCTTTACACGCTTCAACTGAGTTAATAATACCTGCATTCTGTGCTAGATCTTCCTGGAGTTGTTTCCAACCAGGCGCCATAAACATTTCACGGTACACAGTGTAGTATTGCTCAAGTTCTTTATCGATCATACTGTTTCTCCATTAAGGACAGTTTAGTTGAATTACTGATGTATTATAGCACACTTTCACTTAAAAGTCAAGTACTATTTCTTCTTCTTTTTAGCTGCAGATGCTTTGTTCTTTACAGCCCGTTGGCCTCTAATAGGCATCTTGTTGCCTTTCTTTGTATGGCTTCCGCCACATGATGAACACTTCATTTAACACCTCACTTTTTAGACTTAGCTCCTGAACACTTCCAGCGCTTGCGTGAAAGGTTATTGGGAGTGTTGGGATCGTTCTGTTTGTCTTTAGATAAGCCTTTCTTAATACCTAAGCTTCTAGCACAGTAGCTGTCGCCTTTGGAAGTCCCTGGTTTTACGCGGGAACCTCCGCCTTTGGCTTTACCTGCCTGTCCGTAGCTTACTTTCTTGCCGCTAGAGGTAACCTTAACTTTTGCTTTGCCCTTTCTTGGCGTTGCCATTGGGCTTCTCCTCTTTAGCCTCTAATTTCTCTAAACGCTTAAATAACTCTTCAAACTTAGCGTTTACCTGTGATACTACGTGCTGTAGGTCTCTGTCTGTAATCATTGCGGCAATTGTCCTTGTGGTGGGAAGGTTGCTTGTGGAGTTGGTCGAGGCTGTGGCTGCGCAGCAGGTGCTGGAGTTGCTGAGACAGGGTTACCCTCTTTAACAGCTACTTCACGCTCTTTTAGAAGCTGCTGAGAGATCTTTAAACGCTTCTCAAACTCTTTATCGTCTGTATCTCCCGCCTGCAGGTTGGTTGTAACAGCCTTAATACGGTCAATTTCAAGCTCTTGAGGCATAATCTGCGTTTCCATAGCCAGTTTCTGCGCTCTAGCTTGTGATTCAGAGGCTTGGCCGTTAAGAGCAGCGGTTTGTGACGCCTGGAACTGCAATTGAGCCTGCTGAGTGGCTTGTTGTGCTTGTTGAGCTTCTGGATTAGGCTCATTGGCTTGCTTGAGAGATGCAATAAGCTCTTCACGGTTAGACAGGTTCATGTTGTCAATGATTGACTGTACCAATTGCGGGTACATTGGCGTATCTGGAGACATAGTTTGCAGAAGCTGTACAAGCTGCGTAACTTCATACTCACGAGCAATGATACCTAAGCTACTAGACGTTTCAAACTTGTAGTCAGCTACTGGATACATCTCAGGCTCAAACTGCATGTACCTGTGTGCTGCTTTTGTAACGAAAGGTATCAGGAAAGCTTCCTGGAAGTTGATCAATGTGCGCTTGTGGCGCTTAATGATCGCTCCTAAGCTCATAGAGATGCCCGCAGCGGTCGCGTCGCCGTTAATAGACCCTGACGTACCGGCTGAGTCTATAGCGCCTGTAGCGGTCTGTACCATACGTTGTAGAGCCTCTGCTTGTGCAAAGGTAACCTGACCTACTTGACCAAAGTTAAATGGCTGTAGAACCTCACGAGGATCGCCGTTGGTGAGGATAATCTTACCAGGTCTAATCTCTGGCTTAGAGCCTCTAGGCATACGACTTGCGTCCATTGCCATCATTGGGTGGATAGTGAGAGCAAGAGCATCAATACGAGCGCGTAGTTCCGCGTCTAACGCCTTCTGACTGTTGTAGCCTTTCTCACATACTCCACGCCCCCAGAAGCGGCTAGGAACAACATCCCACGGGAAAGCAACAATAGGCCGATCACCCATCATGTAGGGGTTCTTCTCAGCCTTGAGCAAAGTACCGTCGTTAGCTATGACAACAACAGCTTCAACGTAGTAGCTATCGTCTTCGTCATCAAACTCTATAACTTCTTCGTCATCGCTTTCCTTCATAGCTTCGTTAAGGAGGTGGCGGGGAACAAGTCCAAAGTATTTGGTCAGACGCACTTTGTCTTCATCAAACGAGGTAAGGTCTTGATCAGGTTCAATGTCAAAGTCAGGGGAAGCATTAGAGATCTCAACTTCGCGGTAAACACCTTGCTCCTGGAGCTGCTCTACAATGTGCATAGAAACAAACTCATCAACAGCACAGCCCATAGCGTCTTCAACAGACGTAGCCAGTGGATCAATAAGGAAGTTCTGTGGCATAATAGGGTTCAGCTTAACGCAAGTGCGGTCAACAATGTTAACACCTACTGCCGTTAGCTCACCATCCATAATAGGCTGTGTGGCTGGTTGAAACTCTTTCTCTTCTGTAATGACTATCTCAGCAATACCTGTACCAAAGATGGCAGCATTCAAGATACACTCAGCAACGCCTTTACGGATACGGTTTCTTTTAAAGTCAGCGTATAGAAGCTCGCGAAGCAACGCAATGTCTTCTGGGTTCTGGTCCATCTTATCGTCTTTGAGGTCGAACCACTTACCACGACCAAAGGTAGCTTCTTCCAGCTCAGCTACAGAAGACTCAACAGCTTGTTGTAACGCAGGACTAATAATCTTAGATCGCTCAGACTCTCGCGTTCTGTCTTCAGCAGACCACTGACCACGCCAGAGGCGGTAGTACTCGTCAAAGCGTTGGGAATAGTTCTCTTCAAAGTTGTCGCGCCATGCTAAGCACTTCTCGCCTACCCATCCTTCTAGTGACTGCTCAATCGTAAACTTGTCTTGATCTAATTCCATATCTAGTATCCCGCGTATTTATCTAAAAATTCATAGTCGTCTTCTTCATAGTCAAAAGAGTAAGCAACCTTAGCAAGCTGGTCTATATACGCTAGAGAATCTATCAAGTCATCGTGGACTAATGGGTTAGGGAACTGAAACAATTCATCTAAGAACTGAGGGTTCCAACTGCCTTTGTTAAGCGTTATCGTTCCGTGTTCAAAGCGGCCTTGTAGCGCCCATACGATACGGTCTGTCTTCTTCTTGTTGCCGTGTGTAAGCTCTTCAACACGAAAGAACTGCTGGTTCTTCTTCATCATGTCGTTCAGGTAAGGGTAGACAGCGTTCTTTAACGCTCCTTTCTCGATGCCCACTGCAACTGGTTTGTAGTCTCTAACTGCTTCAAAGATTCGTCTGGCAGTCTCTTCGACGCCCCAGCGGCCATGTATGATATTAGCAACCCACCAACCGTCAACACTCGCTTTAACAACAGATATAGCTGTTTCATCCAAGCGTTTAGTCTTGGTTGTGACCTTCTGAACGTCTGCAAATCCAGCCAAATCGACAGCAATATAATACTCACCATCTTCCGGCTCCTTGTCATCAAACTTGATATAGTCTTCTTTAAACAGCTCACTGCCTTGTGCCTCAAAGGACGCCATAAACTCTTGTCTAAACGAGAAGGTAGACATAGACTTCTTAGCTGCTTCAATCTCATCTGGATCTAGCAACGGGTTGTCGTAACTTGTAAAGTGGTAACCAGCGAAAGTGTCGTCATCAGCTATACAGGAATACTGGTACAAGTCATAGAAGTGGTTACGACCCATAGGCGTACCAATAAACATCGCAGAACCTTTCTGATCCGCTAGAGCTGGGCGTAGGATCTGTTCCCACACCTCTGGCTTCATGTCAGCGTACTCATCCATAACCAGGAACTTGAGGCTAACACCACGCATAGTCTCTGGTCTGTCAGCGCCTTTTAGGGCTATGGTAGCGCCATTGATGAGCTTAATTTGTAGGTTGTTAACGTGGCTGCTAGCAATAACAGGGTTACCTAGCTCAAGCAGCATGTCCCACATAATGTCTCTAGCCTGCCCCTGTGTAGGAGCAACGTAGAAGACACTACCTTTAGTAGCGCCTAAGCCTTCAATGATAAGCTTCCAAGCAGCTAGACGGGACTTACCTGTACGTCTACCAGCAGCTATTACTTGGAAGCGTATAGGATCATTCCAGACCTTCTGCTGCCAAGGTAACAACGATACATTAAGATCAGTCACTCAGTACAGCCACATTACAGGAGCATCACTACCGTCAACATTGCGCATATCAACATGGACGAAGACACTGTGTACTCCAATGCCTCCAAATCCCATCTTGATAGCTTCCTCAACCAACGTGTACCTTTGTTGTGCCGTACTAACTTTAATGTCCGCTGCAATGCCTTGGGCATGAGTTCCTGGTCTCTCCTTACGTGATTCAATGGGATGTTCTGGGCTACGATAGCCGCTAGTTATAACAAATGGGAAACCACACCTAGCTCTAAGCAAGTCTAGCTTCAAGAGGAATGTATCTTTAATCTCGTTGTCACCTGTGTGCTGACAGGCAAACTCTTCTTTAGTGAAATAGTCTAAGTCTTGGTTAATGTTATACATCTGAGTAGTTACCTTCTTCTATGTCTTCATCACCAGAGATGACAGTAGTCTCACCACCAACACTAGTAATAGATATGTTGATAGCGCCTCTGCCTCCTCCAGCCTTGTCCTTCTCGAAATAGCTAACAGGTAACAAACGATCCATACAAAGCTTCCATGCTGCTGCTTGGTTCTTATGGTCGTCATCAAGAGCTGCATTGAGGATACTGTCTAACACCTTTCTACTCTTAGGAGATGCTAACATCCTCGCCTTGTACTCGTTGATTGTAGCAGCATCCCCTTTGGGTCTACCAACAGAATTCCTACTACCTTTCTTAACAGATGAAACATCCTTCTTTGAGGGCCTGCCTACTCTTTTGTTCTCAGACACAGAATTGCCTCTATAGTCTATAAAGTTCTGTTTAGTTAAACAAGAGATCTTTTAATGTCTTTTAGGGTTTCTACGAGAACAACTACTGGAAGTTGAAAGTAGTTATTCTTTTAGGGTCTCTATCAAGTCTTTAAAAGGTCTCTTACTTAACTCTATAGAGTCTATTATAGCATATTTTAGAGCAAAAGTCAAGCAGAGATTACTATATAGAGTAAATAAATTACATTGGTCTGTTACATACATCCCTGTCCCTTCATCAGCGGATCTCAGCAGCCCTAGAGACTCCGCAGCCCCGCCCTTATTCTCTATAGTAATCAACAGCTTACAAGGACTATATAGACTGTCTACCACCTTGTTATTGTTGTTCTAATTTGACCCTTTTTTGTATCTAGGTGGGTACAGTAACAATCTCCGCACACCCCAGACCCTCCCCGGCCTCTAAAGAACACCCACCTCTATAGTTATCCACAGGTTATCCACAGGCTGTAGAGTGAGGAGTGAGAGTCTATAGTGGTACTATACAGACCACCCAGCACCCCCACCTATATCACTGCAGCTTATGAAGACCTGGATCGTTAGCACTGTAGGCTATTGACACCTGGTGTTGGCTATGGTATACGCGCGCGCCCTCTCCTTATATAGTGTTGATTGTTGGTGTCCTAATGGTTATATGCTTATGCTATTACGGTATATATAAATACTTGACCGCCTGCTTGCATTCTATATACTAACCCCATCAAGCAAACAAACAGACAAACAAAGGCGACATATTATGACTACAATCAAAACTAAATACGGCTACAGCGTGGAGTGCTTCGGAGACTGTAACGACGAGGCTGTTATCTTGATGTGCTTCGATGATGAAGCATACGACGGTCACGCTGAAAGCACTTTCAACAACTGGCGTAGTGCTGTCTTAGAACTGTCGGAGTACGCACACCGTAACGGCACCGAACTGGTACAACTTGAATCAGACGAATGGTAGCATGAAAGAATTATTTGCACTCACTTGGATCGTGGCGCTCTTAGGCGTGCTACTGGTCACCCTTGAGCTCACTACAATAGGCGGTATATTATGAAATATTGGGAGCTAGAAATTGATGGCGAACACATCCGCGCAGCACTATAGACTAATCAGCGCCCCGCAAGGGGCACACCAAACAATAGAGGTCACACAATGAACAATCAAAAATGTTACATCAGCCCCGACCTGGAAGCTCAGTTCAATGATTCTTTCTATAGAGTCAACAACGACAGCAACGGCAACCCGCGTTACGTTACGCACTACCTCGCTTTTCTCCGTGATGATGAGCTAGGCATAGGCGACTACGACATAGCAAAGCAGAGAGCTAATAAGCTAGGTTTTAAGGTGTACCGTGGTAAGGAATTCGGTGGCGGTTTTGTGACTACTAGCTTCAACTTAGAGAACGACATTGAGTCAATCATAGACGCAAGAGAGGTTGTATAACATGGACGCAACGCTAACATTCAACAACAGGGCACTAGCTCAACAGTTCACTAAGTACTGGGCGCGGGCTACCCTGACAGGCCACACGCTAAGCGCAACGGGCGACGATGGAATAACGACCGTAACCGTATACAACGTGACAGATCAAAGCCAACAGATAATCAACACCTTTATAGAGGGAGTAGAATAATATGTTACATATATACAAAGGCAACAAGGCATTCAAGGCGGCACAGAGACGCGAACAGCTACGACTAATAGTCGCAGAGACTGTACTAGTCCTAGCTTTAGTGGTAGCAGTGGCGGCGCTTGTAATGGCCATACAATGGGGCATGGTGGCGAGATGGGGATCATGATTCAACCAGCGATATACGTAATAGCGTTTGCGGTGCACTAATGAACATCTATCGAGTCATAGAGGAAAAATTATGAATAAAAGTTTTAAGTTTATAGGAGATCACCCGCGCCTGGTTGCAAACGCCTATTACACTATACCGACGCTTCACCTAATAACAGAGATCAACAAGTCAACACTGCACAGCCGCCTACGCTACAAGAAAGACTTCACAGAGCGAGACGTTAGACCGAGCGGTCCGC